TTATTTTTTCACATTCCAGTTAAATGTGCCTCGCGATTTTAAGTAAACCATTTTGGCATAAGATACACCACGGTACGTTAAGAATCTAAAGACTCTATCTGGATCGTGTTTAACTGAGTCATATACTGGAAGATCATATTCAAGTTTGATCTTCAGCATTTCTCCTCCTAACTTTTATGTAAGAGGACTAACTCACCGTAAAGTAATGACATAGCCGCAACACAACCGAGGGATACGATCCCAGCAACTTGTAGTGCTTCCATGACTATCACTTAACGTATGTACGACCACGGTAGCAGTAGGTTCCATGAGTTTCCTCACTTGCCTGATGAACTGCACAATCTACACCACGATATTTGGTGATGTTGATTTGTGCGTCATGCAGAGCTGCTGCCTTGTCGATTTGCTTTTTGATCAGAGTAAGTGTGTTCATTTGTTTTCTCCTGAAGTAAGGGATTTTAGCCCCGTTCCTTCAGTCGTTTGCGTCCCATGGACATTCAGGGGTTGCTTCTTGAATTACTTCAATAAGTTCAACCTTGACTTGACTATTCATATTCTGATTAGCATCAATGCGTTCGATTAATTTAGTAGCATCGATACAATGAATACCAGAATACAATAATAGATCAAACATGGGATGAACGCTCCGTTCCGCGACTTACTTGCGTCCTATGTTACCACAGCTTCACATTTACCGTCTACCTTAGATTTAAGATACAATAGTAGATTTCCTTTAGACCTAGAGTCTAAGTTTGCATCTAACTGAATCTCAATCTTTCTTTGTAGGAACCTTTCACAAGTCATGTGCCACCCATAAGGTGACGAATCGTGGTGGGCTAAGGTAAATGCCAACAGAAGTGATAACATGTTGGATGAACGTATGGGTATTATAGACCCGTTGAACTATATAGTCAACTATTTTTGTAACTTGTGTTACAATTCACACAAACATGCCTTTTTCTTTACAATATTGTAAAGTTTCTTTGATATTTCCAACGTGCTTAGCACCGATAGAGACCTGGGGATATGTTGCTTCCTTCCCAAACTCTGCTTCGAATGCTCTCTGTGTAAAATGTTCGTTCAATCTGTACTCTAAAAACTCTCCACCAAGGGACTTAAGTAGTTGAGTCATACGCTCACACTCTTGACTACCGTTGCTGTAGATGATTGCTATCATTGTTCTTTGTATGTGATTGAGATTTTTCTTTTTTCTTCACCCTTGTGATCCAATAAAAAAGAATACTGAACTTCTGCATTAAGGAGTTCAGCAATCTTTTCCACCAAGTTCTTAGCAATATTCAGTTTAGTCACGTTGTCGCCAGTCATCAGGTTTATCTTGTTTGAACCAATCTACAATTTCATCTGCACCATCAAACCCCGTTTTGTAATTAGATGGGTCGGGGTCACCTAGTCCCATCTTATTCATAAAATCATCTATGCTACCTTCTTCAATATCTTGAGCAGATTGACGACGTGCCTTGTTTAACCAATCACGGGCAGTCGTATGGCTCTTCGCAAGTTTCTCTGCCCAAATCATATCTTCCAAGGGCACTTGTTCTTTGTTTGCGATGCAGCGACAAATTGACTCCAGTCGAAGTCGGTAGGCAGTAGAAAGCATATTACTCTCGCAGTTTGAGTTCTAGATCTTCGAGTTTATGATACTCTGCATGTGCCGCTTCCTGGCGGTCACACACAATATTTAGAATGTCATCCATGATAATGTCGTTATCAACATAATCATCAAGGTACTTGTCGATTGCTTCTTTCAAATATCTGTATCGATGCCACTCTGGCGAATAGGGTTTGTAGTGCATAATAATAGAATGGTCCATATAATGACTATAGCAAAATTTCTTTCGCTAGTCAACAAGTATATTTATTTTAGTGGTCTCCCGTGCTTGTCAACCAGTCCTAGTTTTTTGATGTGTGATAAGTTGGAACGTTCGCCCTTCTTAATCTTCTTATACTCTTTCATAATTCTATCAATCTCTTTGTTAGAGATGTTGACCTTGAGTTCTTTCTCATCATCCTTTGGAGCGAATCCAAGGCCTGCTTCCTCAAGTGCTTCGCCAGTTTCAACAAACTCATTGATAGTTTCTTGAATCTCATCCCGAATAAGTTCGTTTATCTGACTCCTAAGTTCATCCTCATTCATTTCCTTTTCTTGTCATCAGGTTTCTTATATCCCCAGAGTTTTGGATTGACTGTCCCATATCCAAATTCAATCCTTTTTACTGCTCCAGGACCATACTTATCATAGTACATATCAAATAGTTCTACGGTCTTTCTGCAGCGAGTAAGATCAATGTGCTCTACACCATCAACAACATACCAGATGAGTCTGGCATCGTTTGGCAGAGACTTATCATTTGCTGCTTCAAGAGTAGTTTTCTCCTGCAGAATTTGGCAACTATAGTCCGAAGGATTGATGTCTGAGCCAAACTCTGCCATTTGTTCTTCCTGCTCTTGTACAGCTACTGTCATGAACGACCTCCCCATTTAATATCAGGATATGCTTGTGCAGCAATATCATAAGTGATCTTATACTTGGATTGCAAGGCTTTGTCTTTAACTAGACACAGAACCTTTGCTTCCTCTGGATGCAGACCTTCAAGGATCTGAATAAACATAGTCTCCCTGCGGAGAGATGAAAGACTATCGTTACCACCTTTTACAAAGTTGTAAAGGTGCTTATATTCTCTTCGGAGTGAAGTATGATCAGTGCCAACAGGAACTTCATTTTCTTTATATGGAACATCACCCTCTGGGATCAAAGAGATCACAGTATCATCAAAGTTCCAGATAAAAAGAGTCTTCAGGGCATCAGAAGAATACTCCTGAAGAATCTCTACTTTCTTTGCCTTTGAACGTTGCTTACTAGCAAGTTCAAGAACTTCATGAATAAACGGGTTGGGAGGAAGTTTTTGCTTACTCTTATTCGTCGTCTTGGTCGAACTCGTCATAACTGTTTTCAAAACGTACTGCTAAAATTTCATCGGGGAGAACATTTCCATTCTCATCAAACATTTCTGGATGAGTATAAACTGGTTGAGTTTGGAATTGATGTTCCTTTGCCAACCATCCTACCACACCTCCAACGAAAAACATCATGATGGATACCAATGTTCCTATTGTGAGAGTTACTGCTAACATCCTTCTACTCCAGACTATTTTTTTCTAATATCCAAATAGAAGTTTAGATGAAATACAATCTCTCTACGGAAGAGAGAAACCATCTTACCAAACTTCACTTGGAAAGTTTTGGGCGACTCGGGCTTCCTCCTCCTATTTCGTAATAGTAATTCAAACCCACGATTTATGTGGGTATCCTCATTATTTAGTTTGTTTTTTTCGTCGTCCAGGTTTTCTGTCACGACTATACCTCCATGCATCCTCAAGGATGCTATACAAATATGTTTTTATTTTTCTTGCCTGTGGTTTTGGTATATGTCCATAACCTTCACGCAGTTGTTTGTGCATATCATCATTGCCACCTTCAAGATAATCTTCAAGGTCCATTACTATTTCACTTATTTCAACTGCGGCAGAACTCTCAATAAAGGCATCGATCTCATATTTTTTTATTTTATTATCCTTCAAATAATCGTAGAACTTTAAGTTCATTCTATTTCTAAAGGCATCTTCAATTGCGTGTTCAATAAGATCGTAGATGTCATTGAGGTTTTGTTCCATTAGACCAGGTTGTTCTCCTTAAGATACTTGACAGTTTCCTGGCATCCACCAAGAACCTCCTCTCCATATTTAACTCTTGGAAAAGTTGCACCCTCTCCAAAGGTTTCATAAAACTCAGGACGTTCATAGTCACGACCAAGTTTATACTCAACGTATGGCAACTCTGCTAACTGTAATACACTAATTACTTTACTGCAATAGGGGCAACCAATTTTTGTGTAAACTGTGAACGATTTCATTTTTTTACGGACTCCCAATCTTTATCAAAAATTTCTAAACCTTTATCGGTCAAAATATGATCATACATCTGATCAAACACTTTAGGTGGCAAGGTACAAACCTGCGCACCATTATACCAAGAACGAACAGCACGCTGAACACTACGGATAGAAGCAGAGAGAACTTGAGTTCTGACTCCATGTATCTGATACAGTCCTGTGATAGAACGTACAACCTCCAGGCCTGCCACTGACTGGTCGTCCAGGCGTCCTACGAAGGGAGAAACATATGTTGCCCCCGCCTTTGCTGCTAGGACTGCCTGAGCGGCACAGAAGATGAGAGTGACATTGACTCTAATGTTCTGGTCTGAAAGGGACTTACAGACTGCAAGACCCTCCCGTGTGCATGGAACTTTTACCGTACACACATCACCAAACTTTTCATAAAGACGTTTAGCTTCACGATACATTTCACCTTCGTCACCAACAACTTCCATACTGATGTCCTTGACACCAATATCTTTGATCTCTTGGTAAACATCGTCAGGGTTTTTCCCTGCTTTCATAATAAGAGTGGGATTGGTAGTGACACCATCTACCAGTCCCGTTTTAAAGTATTCATTAATAACATCGGTGTCAGCAGTATCAAGAAAGATTTTCATGTAATTGTGCGTGTACTTCATTCAACATGCACCGTTCCGATCATACCAGCACCCTTATGAGGAGCACACCAATAGGTGTAGTCACCTGCATCTGGGAATGTGACATCAAACTCTTCGCCAGGAAGCATAGCAAGTGCCTCATGTCCGAGTTCTGGATGATCTTCAACGATGACATTATGTGGTGGGAGCATATTGTTCACAAAGTGAACGGACTCACCTGCGGATATTGTAACCTCTGCTGGGTCAAAAATCAAGTTTCCATTTGAACCCATTTGAACATCTACTGCCCATGCTGGAGCAGCAAGAAAAAGTGTAGCTAAAAGTGCGAAAAAGAACTTCATTTAAGTTTACGCAACTGCAGTATATATTACTTTCGTATGCTGTGATACCTAGGATTTGTGCGGACTTCCTCACTCACCATTTCTCCAAACTCAGATACGCATTGACACCATTTTTTTCTTGCTTCCGAAACACCTATTGCTTTTTTCGCCACAGAGTTTCCCACTCCCTCCAAAGTTGAGCGCACTCATCCGACTTACACTGCAAATGATGTTCCCTATACATGGGAAGTATTTGTTACTACATTATATTTAGGTAAATTTAAATAAAAAAAGACCCCTATTCGGGGTCAGAATTGTATAGGTTTTCTAGTTTTTCTCTAGAGAGGTCAACATACATCACCTCATCACCTGGTGCAGGTGCTTCTGGATGACGTGGTTTAGATGGTTCGTCCATCATCTTATTGATGTCACGAACGTTAGACCACATCAGAGCAAAGGCTCCTCCCGCAATAAGGGAGAAGCACACACCCCATACAAAAGCGAGGTAATGATTCACAGAGCATTGCCTCTCGGAAGAACTTCCTCAGGGAACACAAAGTTCTCATGTGGTTGATCGACTGGTGCCAACCAGGCACGAAGTCCTTCATTCAATAGAATGTTCTTGGTGTAGAAGGTTTCAAACTCTGGGTCTTCTGATGCTCTGATCTCTTGGGATACAAAGTCATAAGCACGAAGGTTGAGAGCAAGACCAATAATACCGATGGAACTTGTCCAAAGACCCATAACAGGAACAAACAGCATAAAGAAATGCAACCACCTCTT